GCGCCCGTCTTGCCTTCAATAAGGTGTGCGGGTTGCTAGGCGTGTGCAACGTTGCGCCTTGAAGACGTGAGACCATCGAATGAGACCATGCCTTGAGACCATGCGCCCGCTGTTAGACGTGGAAAAGATAACACCCCGTCAGACACACAAGCGCAACCATGCGGCCCGCGTGTGCATGGTCTCAGTGTGGCGAGCGTTGCTGCCTTCGGAGTGGTGTGCTAGATGCTGAGTCTAGCGCGAACCCGCTACTATCAAGGCGTTGCGCTGCGAATGTGGCGAGCGTGTGGCGTGGTGTGCGCTGCGCTGGCTTGCCTCGATTCTATATTAGCAAGACCCATGCCAGGGGGGTTTCTGCCAAATCAGCGAGTCGCGTAGGGCGCTCACATTTTTGTTCCAAAATTTTTGCCCCTACTTCTGTAGACCCTCTTCGGAGTAATGCGGGCAGAGGTTCGCCGTGGTTAACTTGTGCGTGGCCGGTTAACCAAACCAACAAGGAGGTTCACATGGAAGGCAGCGCAGTTGATTACAACAGCATGGAGAATGTGCTGGAGCGTGTTGGCCCTGAGGAGTTCCGGAAGATTGCCAACGAGCTTGCCCCGAGGAAACTCAACTGGCGGCGGGTTGGCTTCTATACGACCTACCTCGTGATGCTGATTTTTTGGATGGGCGTCACGCCGAGGTTCTTGCACCTCGATGGCGTTCCGGCAGAAGCGGTGTACTCCGTGGCTATTGGGAACGTGCTACTCATCAAACATCTGTGGCTGAGTGCGTGAGCGTAATTGGATGGCCCGTAGGTTATAACGGCGTAGCACAACACCTACTACGGACCACCAAGCCTACCTACACACCGTCGGATCCAAGGGGTCGGGGTGCCACCCGATCTTGGTTCCAAGGACAATGTGCGAATCGCAGACCCCACGTTTCTATCACCGCGCACTCTACGTAGCAATCCTCATTATGCCTACACGCAGATTATTTTTCTCTCATCGAGTTGTAGGACCACTCAATACATGCTGGTGATCTTTCCCGTTTCTTTATCTCTCCAATACGGTTCCTGAATGTGTTCTGAACCGTATGGTGAACTGACGCCTTCGCCTGCGATCCTCACTCTCCCAGGAAGTGAGATAAGTGAAGTCAATGTCTTCCCACACATCGAGCAACTCAACGATGGCAGGGAACTCCTGATCTCGATTCGCTGTACGCGCTCGTGGCCTTCTGGACATTTGTATTCTCGAATTGGCATCTAAATCTCCCTCCCTTGCGTTTCGAGTGGATGTTGAAAGTTGAGGCCGGTGTCGTGCGGGATCGTGAGGTCTTGGTACAGCACGAGCGCACAGTCACCAAACCTGTCGATGAAAACTTTGTCCGGCTCACCGTCCTTGTTCTCGTCCACGATGTAGAACAGTGGCATGGACTCTTCGCTGTGACTCAGTGTCAACACGTCTAGCTTCCCGTCGCCGTTGTTGTCGTAGCTCTTCCCGAGCAGCCCGTTCTCCAACACCTCATCCACTCCGATCTTTTGCCCGAGCTTGAGGCACTCCGCATAGGCTTTGTCCCATCCTCCGATGTACACAAATAATGAACAGAGTAAGAGTGTGAACAGGCGCATGTGTCTCCTTTCGGACACCTTAGAGGTCAAGGCATTGATCTGTGAGGGGAATTAGGAAAAGTCGACGAGGATCGGTCGAGGTCTGCTTAAATTCTTAAGAGATCATATAAAGAGATCATACTCTGAGTTCATACTCTGAGATCGTAGTGATAACTGTAGACAGACAACGATCAACACAGTATGAACTCAAGTATATGAACTCCGAATAGGGTCTAAGGAAGCAGACTCATCTCATGTACTCAGACCATACTGGGGTTCTGCTACCAGGACCGCCGAGGATGTTGTCCATGAACCTCTCTAGCTCTTTGTTGAGTTCCTGCTCTTTATGATCTCTTTGTTCTGTATCGGCGTCAGCAGCCATCTGCTCTGTCCAATACATCACCGCTATCGCCAGCGCATCGAGCCGGTCGTCGTGATAGAGTGCGCCCTTTTCTCTCGTCAGTCGTGTGAACTGGTAGATGAACGAGTATTGGTGCGCGGTCTCGATCCCGTACTGGTTGATGCTGTCGTAGTCGGTGTCGATCAGGCGGCGGTCGAGGATGAGCCGATGCCCTTGCACAACCGGCTCAAGTGCGTCACACAGCCGCTTCTCTTTTTGAACGCTGTGCTTCACTTCTTCAATCGTCACATCCCACACCTTCGCCATCACTGGCTTCAGGAGTTGGGTGTACATGCCGTCACCGAAGTTGGCTTCGACGACAACGTGATTGACTTTGTACGTGTGCGCGATGATCGAGAGCGCCTTGAGGACGTGTTCCTCGTAGCCGCCCTGGAGACCACCGCAAGCCAGCACGTAGAGGAAGCCGTTGAGCATGGCGAGGACCGCATAACCGGTTTCGTCCTTGCCGCGTCCAGCCGGATCGATGGCCATGACGATTCCGGAATACGGCAACCACTTGCCTACGAGCGTCATCGGCGCGTAGTAGCGGTCGCCCTTCATCGCCATGTTGTTTTGAATGTCGAGAACGTGTTCGTCGTCGTTGCACCAGATCGGTTTCTCTGGCGCGTGTTCCTTGTCCACGTCCATCACGATGAGGTCGCGGATCTTGAGCGGGTAGCGTTCGAGGTCGGAGAGGCGAGTCCTCAGTTGGAACTGAAGTGCAAACCCTGCCCTGCCGTAGGACAATGCTCGTTCGCGCAAGTCCAGGTCGGAAAACCGGCGGGAGTCAGTTGGCTCTCCCAGAATTCCATCACCAACGGCAGCGATTCTATCGGAAATACTGCGGGCAAGACGTGTCCCGTATTCATCGCATTCCTCCTTCGTCGGATACCGCGCGGGCCAAATGCGACACTGATAGCCGCGCTCTTGAAGCTTGTTGTACACGCTGTCTTCGCACTGGGGAGTCCCCAGGAAGATGATGCGACAGTGAGCGTCCGGCTTGATGATGGCGTCGAACTCTTTCACTTGCTCGCTCAACTTCTCGCGCATTCCAGGCGTGAGTGAGTTGCTGGGGATCTCGCAGTCATCGCAGATGATGATGTCGGCGCGTGAGCCGGTGAGCTGCGAAGTGATGCCGAGGGATTTTACTGAGGGCGCTTTCTTCGGCTTGCACGGCGCAACGTCGAACATGATCTTCGAGTCGCGTTGCTCGTCACCAGGGGCGAGCCACATGACCTCAGGCATCTCGCGCAGCAGGCGCAAGCAGAAGGTCGAGAACTCGTCGGCGGCGGGCTTCGAGGCTGAGACCACCAGGATCGCCAGATCGGGGTCGTGGCCGAGCAGCCAGATCACGAAGGCGACGGTGAGCCAGGACTTCCCCACGCCTCGGAAGGCTTCGAGGATGAACCGCTTCGGGCCGTGCTGTAGCGTCCGGCAAATGTCGAGTTGCAACCACGTCGGTTCGGGTAGGTTGAGGAACGCCCACACCCGTTCGACGAACAGCCGGAAGTCGGGAAACTCGGCTCTGAACTCTGCACTGTTCTCGATCTGTGTCAACGTACCCTCCAGTGGATGACTTGAGATAGAAGATGAAACCCGCCCGTGCGTGAGCGGAACCAGGCCGTCCTGCCACGATCTCCCTTCGGGAAGGGGGTTGCCCCAGGAGCGAGTTAGCGAGCGTCCTGGGGCATCCTCGTGCGTTCTAGGGCACTATGGAATTTCTCCATAGTGTAACTGGTTGATTTATTTAGTTGTTGGTTCTGACGGTGGAACTGCCTCGGGAACCGTTCGATCCGGTGAAGCGTCTGTTCGGCTTCTTCACGGTGCCGCCTCCGTAGTTGGTGAACTGTTGTGACGTGGACAACAGAATCATTCCGAGACTTCCGCCGACTGAATAGGTGGCGTCCTCACGAGTTCCTAGACGTGTCCAGATACCCGCTGCGGCTTTGTACCAAACCTCGATGGTCGTACCCCATCGACGAGCGCCGACAGAATCTCCGTTGGCGAGCGTCTGCGAGATCGCCGCGCCGATAGCGGTGATGGCACCGTTGGCCATCTTCTCAACTGTGATCGTGTTCGCTTGCGAACTGACGTTGAGTAGGTATCCGTTCGGTGTGTCCGGCAGCGTCCCATGCAGGCAGAATGGAACATGGAAAAACCATGCGGCGTCTTCCGCTGCGATTGTGAAGTACACTTCTTGATCGGCAGCGAACGGCCCTTTCGCGTTGAAGTACCGAGAAGACGGAGCGGCGTGGGCGCAGAGCGCGTTGCTCGCAACCTTGAGAGCGCCGTTACCGGCACTGTAGATTGGCCCAGTCCAGCCCGTCGCCGGATTCTCGTCGGCTCGCTCTGCGGAGTCGAGGACCGGTGTTGTGGGAAAGGATGGATACCTCATGTGGATCTTTCTTTCTCTTTCGATGGATCGGGAATTAGGAAGGGATCCTCGCTGTCCTCATACTTACGAGCAGCGTCGGCCACCCTGAGGATTTTAGATCCCTCGGTGAGTTCCTCATCGATCCCGTGGTCCTTCAATGCTTCTCGCACTTCGCGCAGGGTCGCTGCCGAAGGCTTCCGCATAAGCACCTGACCGTTGACGATGATTGGTTCGCCTTCCTTATTCAGCATCGGCTCGCCCTTGAGCGCGTCGAGGAGCGAGTCGCAGAACGTGTCATGCACGAACGCGAGCTTGGTTCCTTTTTTTGGTGCGGCCATGTTTACTCCGGTAAGAATCCGAACTTCTTTGCAAGGGTTCCGAACAAGATGGGAAGTCCTAAAAAGGCCACGTTGAAATACATCGTGTGTCGCTCCAGCATCTTCCATGCGAGGCGATCTTCCTTCTCGTGGTCGGCATAAGTCGCCTCGATTTTGTCGAAGCGACCCATGACTTCCTTGTGCTGTGTTTGCAGCAGTTCAAATGTTTGCTGATCCATGTTTAGCTCACGTAGTCCTTGAGGGCCGCGATGAGTTCAGCGAGCGTGGTCGGAGCTTGCGCCCGTCCCTTCAACTCGTCGAGCTTCGTCCTCAGTGT